ATGTAGATAAATATTGGATGACTACCAATGCAGGAGGTACGTTAATAGGCACTAATGGCATAGGAAACAATGCTCCTATTAAGTGGGCTGCTGCAGCTGGTAACATAGCCGCGGCAGGTATGGGATCTTCTAGTGTTACTTCAGCTGATATACCGTTATTTTGGGATAATCGGTTGTGGTATATAAGTACAAATCAAGGTGAACGTCTTGCTCATTATTCATCAACTACTGATACTGAATCCTTTGGTGCCAATGATTACTATATTACAGACGAAAAGATTACTGGAGCTGCTCCTGTAAAGAGTTTCCTAGGATTGCATAATGAGAATGGGATATATGGTTTGTTCCCTACTGGCAATTCTGATATACCTTATAGTATGCAAAGAAGGGCTGATAGAGGTACCACAGCAAGACGTACATTAGTTACTGATGAATTTGGAAATCAGCTGTTTTTGAGGCGTGATGGGATATATGAATGGGGAGGTTCTGAGCCTCCGCAGAAGATCTCAGGTAATTTCGATGGTTCTGAGTTTTGGGATAATATTAACAAAGATAGATTACCATATAGTTTTGCACATTTGGTAACTTCTGCGGATCAAGTTTGGTTTTGGCTTCCGTATGGGGCGAGTCAAGATTATATGAATTACGCTATAGTGTGGAACTACAAACTACGCCAATGGGTAGGTGTATATACAGGTAATACGCGAGTAAGTGGAGCTTATTTCGATGATTTACCGCATTTAGGTGGTCATGATGATGGGTTAATGTATAAGCATAATACTGGGACTAGTGATAATTCATCAGCGTTTACGTCACGAGCTACTACAGCTGCTACTCCACCTGTAAATGTGGCTACTAGAGTACGATGGTTATATGCTAGGCATGAGTTTAATGCTGCTGATGTAGCATATGATACAGCAGTTTATCAGACCGGCCCTGGAATCATAACTAAGGTAGATAGATTTAATGTAGGTGATCCAACAGATGCGTTGGTTACGGAGTTTATTATAGGATCGTCTGCTATTAGATCGTCTACTACAGCTTTTGTTAATGATACTGATTTACATGGGTATAGTCCAGTAAGTCAAATTAGGTACGAGAATAGTAATCTAGATCAGCCCATTACAGTTAGGCGTTCTATGTTGATGTATAAGCCTATTGGAAACGAGACTGTCAGAAAATTAGGAGTACACTAATGAATTTTTCAAATGATCCTACTAAGCGTTTTCGGAGGAAACCTAGAAGCCAAGATCCCAGGGACCGGCCTGTAGGTAGAAGTGCTAATACAGGAGCTATGGCGGCTAGACCTACTTTCACGCAGCCTAGTGCTAATACTACGGCGGCAAACCCCGCGGCGATGGTTGGCAGGCCCGATATGGGGCAAGGTATAGGACAAAATCAACAGATTAGGGCCAATGAAGTTCTTGGTGGTAGGCCTATGGATGTAGGTGCGGTCAATACAGTCCCCAACGCGGCTATTGGTGGGCGACCGATGGTGGCAGGTGCAATTAATACTGCTCTCAATGATCCCCTCGGCGGTCGTCCGATGGTTCCAGGTGCGGCCAACGCTGTTCCTAATCCAGCCCTCGGTGGTAGGCCAATGGTAGCAGGCGAGATTAATGCAGTTCCTAATACTGTCCTTGGCGGACGTCCAATGGAAGTTGGTGCGATTAATACTGCTAATACACTCGCTGGTAGACCTATGGCCGTAGGTGAGCTCAATACTGCTTCTGCAGATAATATTGCTAGAGCTCAAGCTTCCGAGCACGCTGCGATGCAAGCTTTACGTGCGCAATTATCTTCAGATCCTATGGATCGCCCTGTAGGAACAGAACGTCTAGGAACTAGTGCAGCTGATGATTCTGCAACTTTAAGTCCTTTACAAAAGCGAGAATCCCAAATAGCTGCACAAGCTCGTAGTCTTAGGGATCCATTTAAACGTCCTTTGCAACAAGGATCATTACAGGAGCGTGAAGAGCCGCTAATCCATGACCAATCTAGACGTAGTGTAAATCCAGAAGCTATGGCTGATAGGCCTTCTTTTAGTTCTGCCGCTTCTACTATAGAAGATGAAAGAGCTGACCCTAGGCCTGCAGAAGTAGATCCTTTTAGAGCTCAAATACAACAAGCTATTCAAGGACGTATGGGAGCAGATCCATATGCTGCTCGTCAAGCAGCGGCAGAATCTGACTATCAAGCTCAAGCAGCAAAAGCTAGAGAAGCATTATCAGAACGTCTGAATAGACTTGGAGTATTAAGAGGTTCTGGAGCTACTGCTTCTCAGTTTGGAGAATTTGAGTCTGGAGTATTACGCGGTCAGCAAGCTATAGGAGCACAGTTTGAAGGGCAACGTCAAGCTGGAAATGAAGAGGCTATTCGGCAGGGTATAGGGATGTATGAAGCTGGGGGTAGGCAAGATATTTCTCGTGAACAACAACGTTTGCAAGAAATAGAAATGTTTGGAGGTGAAGCAGGCCCAGAAGGTCGAGGAACATTAGCTAGGCGTTTAGGTGTGGGAGGTTTGGATGCCCAAGGAGCACAACTAGAAGAGCAAAGACAAGCTAGACTTCAAAGAGGTACAGAAGCAGAGGCCGAGCGTGATCTTCAACGTGAAGAATTATACGGTGGTGTTACGCGACCTGTGGATCGTGCCCAGACTTTAGCCGCTAGAGAAGGTGCTGCAGGACGCACATTTCTTGGGGGCGAAGCTGCAAAGGAACGTGCAGAGGCTGCGAGACAATCTGATTTACGTAGAGGCCTTGAAAGAGAAGAGTTGTATGGAGGTGCGTATGACCCAACAGAACGTGCAGGTCTGGGAACTCTTGCAGCTAGGGAAGCTGCTACTGGGCGTGAATTTCAAGCAGGTGAGACAGCATTAAGTAGGGATTTAGCGCGTGAAGAGTTATACGGCCAAGATGTAAGTGGCTTAAGTCCTATGCAAATACAAGCTTTAGGAGGAACTTTAGGAGCTAGAGGTCAAGCAGCTCAGCTAGATGCTGAAGATCGTAGACTAACAGAAATGGAAACTGCTGGAGTTTCGCAGAGAGGTTTAGCAGAGCGTGAATTAACGCAACGGTCTGCAATGGCAGCACAGCAACGAGAACTAGACCGTGAGCAGTTGTATGGTCGTGCTATGACCCGTGCTGAGCAGCAGTCAGGACTTGGTTACGCTGAAGGTACATTAGCTGCTCAAGGTTTAGCTCAAGAAGCTGAACAAGCTGATTTACAGAGAGAGTTAGCTCGTGAGGAAATGTATGGTGGTGTAACTACAGCAGAAGATCGTGCTAGAGGTGCGAGTACATTAGGTAGTCAAGAGCTTGCCCAACGTGAGGCTATGCAACAAGCAGGTTTTGAGGAAGCGGGGCGAGGAAGAGAATTTGCTGCCTTAGAAGCGCAAAGAGGCCGTGATTTTGCTCAAGGTCAGGCAGGTTTGGATCGAGCATTAGCTGAACAAGAATTATATGGCGGTACTGCTGAGATACGTCTGGATGATCTTGGTATTGATCCTGGAGTATTGCAAGGCTATGGCGCACGACCTGCTATAGAAGAAGCATTAACTCAACGTTTAGGTAGAGCTCCTACAAGTGAGGAGATTACTTCTATAGAGCAAGGATCTGGTATTATGGGTAGGCAGACCTTAGCAGCTAGTGAAGCTATAGAAGGAAGAGCTGAACGTGCAACAGCTGCTGAAGCTGAGCGTACATTCCGTACTGGATTACAACAAGCTGAATTTGGTGAGCGAGCTTTAGATCGAGACTTAACTAGAGATGAAGCAGATCTACAACGTGATTTAGCTAGAGAAGAGATGTATGGTGGACTTGAAGGTTTTGTAGATCGTAGAGAAGGTACGCTAGCAGCTCGCACAGGAGATCGAGATTACAGACTACGCGCAGAACTTGGACGTGGAGGTCAAGCAATAGATCAAGGCAGGCTTGACTTAGCTGAGGAGGAGTTATACGGCTATAGAGAAGGAGCTGGTGGGTATCGAGAGGGTACATATCAAGCAAGAGAAGCTGGACGAGGCCGCGAAGAACGTGAAGGGCGTTATGGAGTAGAAGATCAAAGGTATGATGAGGCACTTAAGTTAGAAGCTGACAGGTATGATACTCAACGTAGTGATTATACCGCTGCCTTAGCCCGAGAAGCTGAAGAGCGTGCATTTCAACGCCAGATGCAAGTGCTTGAAGTCAACAGATACCAAGATGAATATGGAGGCTACTTTAATCCTAGGGAAGAGGATATTTTAGGTGGTCAGTTAGATCCTAATTACCAAGCGCCAAGGAATATAAAGGAATGGGAAGATCGTAACCCTAAGCCTACTGATCCAGAAAGATTAGCTGATTGGACTGAGGCTAGAGGGGAAAGACTTAGTCAAATTCAGGGTGATTTTGGAGGTAAGCGTGATGCTTGGGTACGTGCCAATCCTAAGATGCCTGGAGAATCAGACCAAAGATATGCTATGCGTATGCTAACAGCAGTGAGAGGTCCGATGGGAGGAACCTTAGACACAATACGAGCTGCTCAAACATCTAGGGAAGCTGTGGCAGGGGGTAGAAATGTTGATAATACTCAACACCCTATGTACGCGTTATTTGGAGCATAGTGATTATTAGAAACATTGTATAAAAATCTATACATATAAAAGTCATTAATTCACATTGTGAAAGAATAAATTTATGGCGATTCCAGTTTGGGCACCGTTTGCGTTAAAATTTGGCTCTGCCGTAGCTTCGGGAGTAGGCAGTTATCTTGAAGGGCGCAATCAAGAACGCTACGCCAGTAAAGTTCATATGATGCAGCAAGAAGCTATGCGTAAGCGCGAAGAAGCTGAACGCAGAGCGGGTAGAGCTAGTATATTTTCTGGAATTACGGGTAGTCAACGTGTGCAACCTGTGTATCAAAAACCTCCAGAAATTCCTGCGTACGAGGCTTCTACTTGGGGGCGTAATTTACGAGGTTTAGGTACAGGGTTAAGTTATGCAGCTACTGCGTTGGATGGTTGGAACGCTTTCAAGTCATTATCTGCGGCTCAGTCATTAAAAGC